CTTGCCGCAACTGTTAGTTGTTATAGCACCTCCACTGTATGGAAGCACGACTTATTGCACCACTGCTGACGCTCATGGGCTCACCGTCGATGGCGGTGCCTTGAGGCGCGGCGGCAGGCGTGCTGAGCGCTTGCTTAAACGGGCTCAGACTACCGGCTGCTTTCTTGAATATAATGATTACGTGTACTCAGGCGTTGTAGGGGCGTTGTCCAAGCTGTCGGGCAGCGTTGTTTTGTTGCCTGAGCACCCATCCAGGCTCGGGCTCGATTTGTCTGGCTATAACGTCGCAGTGGTTGGGGCTGCGCCACTCGACAGTGCCCAACTGCGACACAGGTGCGGTGGCGATATCGTGAAATACGGGCTTGCGGTTGCCAGCAACAGGGTGCACCTCAATGCTCTCGTCAACAAAGAGTACCCTGCGCTTTCTTTGGATAAGCTGTTTGCAATTCTCAATAGCGTGCGACCCGGTCGTAACGACAGGCTCGCGCCAGCTCTGCCTGGGCTGAGGCTGGTGAACACCGACTGCTACGGTAGGCTCGTGTTCCGAGGTCAGAGTCTGCTGCATGCTGCTTTGAGTCAGCGAAAGATGCTGACCCGACCTGCAGCTGCGAGTGCCGGGTGTGAGTGGCTGTGGACCTTGAGTTCCTATGATGATGTTACAATTGATGCTGATACTGCGGAGGCGCTGCATAGGCTAAGTGAGCTTAGAGCCATCCCAAGCTCGGTGCTATGTAAAGTATATAAAACATGCTTCAGCAATATAGTGCCTGGTCACGTGTGGAGGTATGGTGTGAGTGAGCGGGCTAAGTGGGTGTGGTCCGGTGTACGGGATCTGTTCTCGGATATTCGTTCTAGCACCAGAAGGCGGGCAAGGCGTGGGCTGAGTGTTGTTTATAGTGAGCAGGTGTCCGTGACCAGAGGTCTGACTGATGACCAAAGCAAGGCAATCGATGATTTCATGCGGGTCCCAGGCTATGCGGGAAGGCTTGCGGCTGACCCAACCCTATGGGGTGATCTTGCAGCCAAAGCTGCCTCGGCTGGTGGGCCAGGCTGCAATAAGGTGTTGCGCATCCTGTTCCCCTGTACGTCGCAGCAGCTGACTATAAGAGAGACCTATGATGCTAGTGTAGTCTTCGCTGCTTTGCGGGACACAGACAGTGCCTTCGCCTCTCTGCTGGCCAAGAGGGCATTGGGGCTTGGTGGACAGTGCGTCGCTAGGTTGGGTCTGTTTTACCTGTCCGGTACCACTGGCAAGTCCTTGGTATCTAGTATGATCAGACATGGGTGGTTGGACTATGGCCTCGAAGAGCTTGAACAGCTCGGCAAGGCTGTTCACGCTGTTGTCCGATCTTCTGGCGCCCTCAACATTCTGCCACTTGGTGTCACTGTTGATGATGCTGATTCTGCGTTGTACATGCAGCTGCTTTCGGGCCGGTATGATTTCCAGGATCTCGAT